GGAATCAGAACCTAAGAAGGCAATCTTTTGAATACCAAGATCCCAGTTCTTTTTACGAGCTGCATGTTTGCGTTCGATGATATCCCAGTTGTTAGCACGAAGAGCTTGTTCAACATCGAAGATTGTGTATTGGATGCCTTTTGCCCAGTTTTGGACGTAAGCACTTACACCATCAACTGCAACGTCAACAGATGCTAGACGTGAGTCAGATGCACCAGTGCGTAGGTTGCCTGTTTCAAAGCCATCAGCAACTTCGTATGTACGATTTGTTAAGATATCAGAAGCAAATGCACCATCACCTACAACAACTGGAATATAATCCGAAGGAGTTGTGGTATAGAACTTTTGTTCTGTTAGCTGCTTTTTGATGTAAGTTAATGTGTCGATAGCAATCTGATAACCAGTTGCTGAATCAGCAACGTCACCTACTGCATTAAGACGAGCATCAATTTGACCGCTTGAATTGTTGCCATCAACAAAGATTGAGCGACCGCTTACATTGCGAGGGGAAAGAAACTGAGCTTCGCAAATTTCGTTATTTCTAACGACTTCGAAAGGCTTTGCTTCATATCCGGGTTCTGCAATTTTACCTGTACCGCGAAAGAAAACGCTATTCATATTATTTAATTCCTTTTAGTTTAAAGTTTCTAGGCGGTTAATTAAGGAGCGATTGTTACGTTACCAGTCGAGTTGTTATAACCCGTGGTTACTTTAACAGAGATTAATTGGTTTGCACCGCTTGCTTGTGTAAGAGCAGTACCGATTGTATAATCACCAGCAGTTGTATCAGCAGTAACCGTAGCATCATTTGTTGAAGTGCTTGGGTTAGTAACTGAAACACGCTGACCACGATTTACGGCAGCAGAAGTCTTGAGTTGGATAATATTGCCGATACCAGCAACTTCAACTTGAGAACCTGCGCTATAATAATTTCCGCGTAAGTTATATGAAATGACACCATATACTGGGCCATCTGAAGGACTGGAGCAAACATCAACGATGATTTGTGATCCAGAATTAGCAATCAACTTAACTGAGCAACCTACTGCAATAACAGGTGCGGTTGTGTTTGGGTTGATTTGGCAAGTTTCCGTGTCAATGTTGGGTTGGCGAGCAACCTGACCGATGACCGGAGTTTGAACGAACTGATTTTGATTTAATGATAAGTTAGACATGACTATCTATTTTTGGTTGTTATCAGATTTTGCTTTAAGGAATCAGAATAACTTCTTCCCTTTAGCAATCCGGTCTGAAATTGACCCGGAACTATTCGGACGAGAAAGTTGTTGTACTGCTTGTGCCTGAGCTTCAGCAATAGTTTTGAAAGAAGAATTAGCGCGTTCTTTTGCTGCTGCATTAGCACGATCTAAGTCTGCTTGTTTTTCTGCATCGACTACTTCTGCCTTTGCTTCTGTAGAATGAGGACGGATTGCTTCTTCTTTTGGCTCTGTGACTTTTTCTGATACATCAGTCATCTTGCCACCTTCCATTTTTGAAGCATCGTGTGGGCGAGCTAAATGCATTACGCCCGGAGCACAATCGTCACGATGTAATGGAGCACTTGGAGCAACGTGTGTAGCGTGAATTGCACCACCATGATGTTGCTTGTAAGCATGAATCAAATGAGCAACATTGTAACGAATACCTTCGTGCTCGATATGATCATCGTGATGTACTGAATGACACATATTATCACGAGCAATTTCTACCATCTCTTGTATGGTAGCTGATTTGCCATCACCGATGTCGATGCGAGCAGTAGGAGCAAGTTCGCTAACATGCTCCGTTTTTTCTTGTTTAGTCAGCGACTTAATCCACTGGAACGGTTTCATAGTTTTTATGTTTTTAGAATTTAACCTGATTTCAGCATCTTCGAATCGTGGCCTTTGATCAGGCGGTACTATCGCTAGATGATGAAATTTAAATTTTTTGATTTCTCTGCCGAAAGGAATGTTATGCCATGTACCACCGGGACCAAAATCTTTGCTGTTCAGTTTTGTTCCTACTGATACGCCTTTATGTTTTGAGATCATGTCACGAGCTTTGTCGTTATTGACAGAACCTTCACAAACAAACCAGCCTTTCTCGGCGTCGTATTCAGCATGATCGACATAGCCTGTGGCTACGTCTTTAAAATCCGTTATGGTTGTTGGTATGTGTCCTATTGTTAATGGACACCCAATTAATGTCTCAAGTGCTTCGTCGATTGTTTCTTTTTTAATCAACTCGACATCGCCACCTTGCACGTCCTTGTAATTAATAAGGCCCGGCTCCATAAAATAACATTTAAATCGCTTACCAGAAGCGACTAAGTTTACACGCTCAGTAAAGATGAGTGCATCATCTTGAGAGGTGTTGGATTCGATTATTGGTTCAGTAAGAGTCAGACATAACAGGAAGGGCTATGTCGGAATTGCCAATTAGGGCAATTTGGGACTCTAACCGATTCAATCTTTGTTTGCGACGTTTTATACTTGTGTCAAGCCTAGCTCGCTTTCTTTCAGAACTTTGTATATCTTCTAAAAGAGCTTTGTGGTTAGCCTTGAGCTGAGAAACTGTAAGTTGTTGATCTATTTTCACGCCAAAACGCCTTCTTCTTTCAAGGTGTTTAAAAGTATTTTAGCAGAGCATCGGCAATTATAGTCCTCGCCCGGATTTGCCCGTCTGCCTGTGTTTAAGTCAACTATTGGTGGATCATCCCAGTTAAATACCTGACCTTCTAGCCTTTCATGGCTATGTCTTACTCTGGCATCTAATTTTGTGTTCCAAATATAACCTGTTGAACCAAATGCTTTAGCTCTTTCTTTGATATATTTAGCTATCAAAATCGAAGCCTGTTGTGAGGATAAAAGATTAGAATGTCTTTTTAAAATACCACGATACAACCTGATACAATCTTTGAGCTTATCGGTTCTTCCGTTATACTTTTTCTGATTATCCACTATACACTTTTGCAAGTCTTTGGCAGTTTGAATTGAAAACTCTCTGATTGCTTCATCAAGCGACTCAAATGCTTCTGCATGTATTTGATTCAAAACGCTTTGTGATATTTGATTCTTTTCTTCTTCTGTCTCAGGAATACTGTTATCAAATGCGTTTTTAGCCTTATCGCTAATGGACTGCAAAAATGGGTAAATGTTCAGACCCATTATCTTACTTTCTTTGATAAATCCTATAATAACAGTAAGCAATGCGATCGACTTATCGTGTATTTCTTTAGCTTTTGCTTTAGATCCTATCAAAGCAGACCTTAACGAATAAGGCATTTTATCTATAGAAAGCACAAAGGTATTGGTTTTTGTATCAAACTTAGCACCTAAAGATCTCAAATCTTTACTCAATTTGGAGTTAAGATTGCCATAAAATGTATCACCAACGTACCAAATAGTACCTTCATTTAACGCTGCTATTAGCGGAGACTCAACTAGACCATATTTAGATACATCGTAATTTGGTCTTTCTTCAAAAAGTCCATCAACTTCCACAATGTCATTTAATGGTTTGAAAATGACATCATCAACCAATGCGGTTAGTTCTTGTTCAAGAGAAACGCACCATCTTTCGGGATAAACTAATGGCTCGAAGGTTACTTGCATTAGTCGTTTACTAAAATCTTCTTTTTAGCCTCTGCATTAGTTTTTGCCTTACCGAAATCTTTCTTAGCCCCTTCGATGCCAGACTTAGCTTTTTGTTTATCAGCTTTTATCTTCATCATTTCAATAGGTTCTACGTCACGCACTCCTGTGAGTACATCGGTATCTACACCAAGTAATCCTTCGATCTTAAGTTCTTCACTAGCTTCTTGAGCAGTCGAAAGACCAGCTTCGAAGCGTTCCATGATACGAGTTTGCTTTTTAGTTTTAACATCTTCTGCCTCATTACCGCTAAGAACACGAAGTGGTTTCCATGCGATATCAATTTCTTCTGGGATAAAACCGAATAGTTGTTGGCAACGTAAGCTGACAACATCGAGAATTGCTGGGGTCATTTCTTCACGAAGACCTTCAACAATGGAGTTATAATTTTCTAAAGAGTCTTCGCCTGAACTGAAGCCTCCGGACGATTCACCAAATAATTTATTCTTAGGGATTTTGAGTGCAGCGCACAGGTTTAGGCGAAGTTGTTCCCAGACGTTTGCAAGTCCGGTAAATATAGCACCAAGATTCTTTTGCTCATAATCGTCTTCAGCGTCCATGACGATTGCGTTCTGATAATTCTTCAACTGATTCTGAAGAATGATTGCTTGTTGAACACGCTGAGTAGCAGTCGAGGAAGCAAGAGAGGTATTAAAACCTTTCATCTTCCATACGTCTATCTTGGCTTCATCTAGTAATTCAAAAATAAGATTTTCGAACTTTAAGAAAGAATTTACGGCACGAATACATTGTTCCATCTCAGACATACCCCAACCTTGTAAACGAAGGCGAATATATGATGGTGCTTCTGCCCAAATAAATTTTACAACACGAGATGCGTGTAATGGGTATCCATAATAATTATACGGAATACCATTCTTGTAATCAAAAATGTTTTGATTAGATAAAATCAATTCCCATCTATCAGCAGGAATGAATACCAGAGGAGAATCTGGTCTAATAGCTTCAATATCTAATTCTTTTTGAAAGTCTTGATCTGTATTAACAATGAGTCCAGATCCACCATAAAGTCTGCCCCAATAAGCCAAATGCTTAATAGCTGAAATGTCAGAACGAGCAAGATTTGCACATGCATTGTAATTTACCCAGCCACCAATAGTTTTAGCAATCTTACGCATATCATGCTGACTGCGATTGCGTGACATCACACGCTGCAACTGCGTAATTTCTTCTTGTGAAAGTTCTGGAGCTTTAATCTGAAAACCGCCACGCAATGCATCGTCAACAGGCTGGCAGACTACAGTTCTAAAAAGACCCTGCGTCATATATGAGTATGACAACAGAATACGATTTAGTGAAAGCGGAACATAAGCATTAGCATTTGCTAATGTGTAAGGCTGAGAAATTGTTTCTGGTGAATACGGATAACCAGCAAATTGTCCTTGGAAATTTAAACCTTGTACGAGACCTGAATAACCGCCCATAACTCCGTTTAAGCGGTCAATATTATCTGCTTGTTGTTTAATTGATGCTAGTTCGCTATTAAATTTCTCGATGAGATCTTGACCAATACCTGAAGGTACAGAATTGGTACGATCAGCAGTTGGGTTTCCGTGTTGGTCTAAGATTTGAGGAGAGTCGAACAAAGTTATAGAATTTAGAGGTTAACAACGCACCCCGAAAGGTTGGAAATTAACGAATACATATTTACGTCATTGACGCATAAAGAATTTAAGGCAACAAAAAGAATATGCCTGTCCCCCACAATGAAATATACGGCAAGCACGTCAAACCTGCTGACCGAGATCCAAAGTTAGTATTCGTAGGCGTTCCCATGACTGGTTCTATCAGATGGGAAACCTCCCAGATACTTGCGTATCTATCGCATAACGAGATAGCTGGTTATAAGTTCATAGTCCGTAAAATAGGCGGTTTTGGTTTAGCCAAAGCCCGTAATGCTCTGCTCTGGTTAGCCAGACAGACACCTGCAAGTCAGGTTTTATGGATTGATTCTGATATAAATGCTGGCCCTCAACAGATCGAGCGTATCCTCTCCCATGATGTAGATATGGTAGGTGGTGCTTATCCTAAGAAACAAATCCCACTTACTTGGGTAGGTGAGTTTAATAGTAATACACCTAACTCTCAGGGTTTACTTCCAGCTTTATCATTAGGTACTGGATTTTTGTTACACAAGATGAAGGTAATTGACTTCATCATCGCTCATTTTCCAGAAATCGCCTACTACTCTGACGAAAACTCTACACCCTTTGAATACAAAGACGTTATGCACGATGTATTCAGTATGGGCGTAGTAGATGATCTATGGTTTGGAGATAAATATCCAAGGTATATCACCGAGGATTATTATCTTTGCTATAGATGGTTGAAGTGTGGCGGAAGTTCATGGTTAGATCCTCTATGCCAACTAGGGCATATCGGGACTACCGATTTCTTACACCTCAACGGAAAGTTAGAGGATATGAAAGATCAGATAAATAAGTCTAACTCTGATTTACAACGTGCGTTGTCAAAGAACCCGATTGCTGGGCAAAGGGATTTGTAACAGGCGTTAGTTCTACAGGAGTTATAACAAATTCACCGGGGAGATCTTTACGATTATCCCCGTATTTCATTTCAAAATCAAAGTAAGCGGTGGTCATCCATGCTGGATGTATATTTACATCAAGAAGTGTATTCTTTGACCAAATTGTATTGGCATCAGCATACCAACCACGGACAAAAATAGGCCCCCCATTAGGGTTTACGCAGCTATCAAAGCTAATGCCACGGGTTTTGGGGCGTTTTATCTGATCATAGATCGAATAATCGCCAAGTAGCACGTCATTGATAGAGCAACGAATAAACTCAACATTGAATACACCAGCTTTTAAACCGCAGTCACAAAATGAACTAACTTCCAATGCGTTTTTAACTATTTTTCGATACTTGCCAGTATTAATGAATTTGCAGTCTGTAAATACAACATTACCACCCCTGACTTGGTCATAGGCACGTTCAAGACCATCAATAAAGGTGCAATTATTGTAATAAGCACCATTGATGACAATCGGAGTTGTTCCATCTGGAGCTAAAGATGCGGTTGCTTTGAAACCCCAATGAACATCTGAGCCGTCAAAGGTGCAGTTGTTAAAAGTAGCTACGCAATCATTGCCGTTAAGAGTGAAAACAGATTGACCATCAGTTTTGTGATCTGGGGTATCTGGGTTGTAGGTATTCGTTTTGGAATAGCTTTGGTCGTTGAATATCATGCTCATGGTATTTTTAACTTTCTTTCTTTTTTTGGTGTATAATAAATATCTGGCTAAACTTGGTAAGTAATAAGGGTCGAATTTACCTTTTTTGATGTCTCGGTATATGACTTTACGATCTACCTTTTGGTAATTGGCAATATCGGCAACTGTAAACTTTAGCTGCTTTGCCCTCATCTTTGTAAATTGTTCAGGCTATCTAACACATCAAGAATAGATAGACCGCTACCCAGTAATTGATTTACCCCGTCCGCAAAAGCATCGACTTGGTCATCGTGAGCATGGGTATCGTCCTGAGTAAATGAGGATAACTCCATCAAAAACTCGGATACCCACGGATTCGATTCCTCTCTTGGAATGTAAACCATGCCCGAATCAACGAAAGCTAATATATCGTTAATACGGCTACCTTTGTCCTTAACCCTGACTAGACCTGTGGTGGGAATTCCAATCTCACCTAAACTTTGCATGATTCCCGGCCCCGACCCGGCCTCTTCGATCATAAATCTGCTAACTGGAAAGTCTTTTTGCTCTTCACAATGTTTTCTATAGAATACGGCTGCGGTACGCACAAACTCAGGCAAAGTCCATTTACCTCTAATCTGATCCAGCAAATATGCCTTACCCTTATGCTTTGCCCAGCATTGTATCACATACCAATCATTACCCTGCCCTTTTTTAATAGCGGTATCGCAGGTCATAATCTTATCTTCCCATCCCAGTAACTCATTGTCATGCCTGCGTAAGGATTCTACCTGAATCAAATTACCACCCTGAGCCACGGGTTCTTGCTGATACTGAGATGCCAATACATACCGCCCAACCCTAGTATTTTTTAACCCAAGTAAGGTATCGGTACTAATTGTCTCAGGTATGGTAGAAATGTCATTAACCAACGCAGGAAATTTCAAAAGCAGGCATTGGTTAGGATATGTAGAAAGCAGGTATCCACAAAGGTCATCAGGACTCAACCTTTGAGCATTTATGATAATCGGGCAATACCTGTCAGAATTTCTTCTGTTCTTAAGCGTGGTCTCTATCCATTGCCTCACTTCGGCACTTCTGTTCTTCGATAAGGCATCATCTGGCTTCGCAGGGTCATCTACCCCTATTACACCCCCTGCCGGCCTTTTAAGGCCACCACCTTTGCCCGTAATCGTGCCCTGAGTGCCTTGTGCATAGATGTTACCATCAAATACTGTGGTAATCTTATCAGCCCTCTTACTATCCAACAGATTCCCAAACAAGCTAACATACCAATCCCTTTCCATAACCTTACCCACATAATCCAAATTAACCTGTGCTATATCCGCACTATACGAACAATGGATAATCTGAGAATCAGGAAAATACCCTATCCCCCATGTATAACAGGCTTCTAATATCTTGGTCTTACCCGTTCTAGGTGCGATGTTAATAATCACATATTGGATATGAGATGGCAACAACCCCAAGTACGCATCTTGTAACGTATCACAAATACTCTTATGAAAAGTTTTAAGTGGTAACTGTATCTTGTTTTCAGGTATAAATACCTCACTAAAATACGTCCATAAACTAATAAACTCTTTTTCAATATCTCCTGGCGTATCGACCACTTCTAACAAATTATTATTATTTTTTTGAATCATAGGGTTGATTTGTTACATAAATACCTAGTATCGACCAGTTTATGTAATATTTTTTTATTTTTTGGTGTATAGGTCTATATTTATTTGAGATTGGCTTAGTTTTAGTACTTGGACTCCCTACTCTGGCATGGTTTTTAAGTGGCTGGGCTGGTTTGGTCAGGTGGCATGATCTCTAGGTGTATAGGCAAGGCAGGTGCAGGCTCTGTTTGGTCAGGTAGGGCAGGTGCAGGGTCTGGGTAGGTCTGGTCAGGTCTGGTCTGCTCGGTACGTTCCCTTTCACGTTGTTGTCGTAAAAAGGCAATCTTGTCCTGTATCGAAGAGTTTTTAAGACGAGAGAGAGACGAGCCTTCTTTGGTCAATTCGGTCAACTCGAGCCGTTGTCCAATATCGCCCGCCAATGCTGAGTCTGCCATTATAGCCTTTATGACGTCTGAGTAGCTAGCAGATCTGTCGTTGATTATCTCTGCTAGCCTTAGCCTTCTCTCTTGTAGGGTCAGGGTTAAACCCAACGCTCCTGCTTTCTTGTGTTCGGCTATATGTCGTTTAATGTGTTCTCTGTTTAAGACTCTGAATAGTTGAGAATTGGCTTGCTGGTTGGTTAGGTGGTGCTTTTGGTACGCTTCCTTATATGACTCTATTTGGCTTTTCCCTTCGAAGATTCCCTTTAGGAACGTCTGTTCTTTCTCTGTTAAGGGTTTTAAGGATTTATCTTTGGTCAAGGTTACAGTCACGCTCTGTCTTTCATCTGCTTAGGATTTAGGGTCAAGGTATTAAGTTATAAATAAGCGTGAATTATTCGCTTGAATAGTTCCCTAGGTAATATAGTGTGTTATCAAGCTGGGATAAACTCGGCTTAAACTAAATAAACTCAAATGACTATTGTATCTGTTAAGCTAAACAAAGTCGGTGCAGACTATGAAAAGTCTGTTAACCTAATCGAATCCCTTAGGGCTTCGGGTTGGTCGGTGTTATCAGTAAGCGAAACGCAAGAACCTCAGGTTATACTTGGCTATGCTGAAAGCGATGAGTCTTTTTACTCATTAGACGGGGGGGAAGCATGAAATCTAACTTACTAGCTATAAAGTTAGAAAAACGCAGGCGGTCATTTCTTAAGGAAGTTGCCTTAAGGGAATTTTCTGCGTGTGCAAATGGCACGTTTGCTAATTGGTGTAACGGTGAACGTGTTCTTACATGTAACGAGACGAACACTAATTTTATTCTGAGAAATTACGCATCGTGTTTAGACCTTGAAAGGGTTTTTGATATTATAGAGCCTCGATACCATGACGTAGAATACCATTACAGAGATTACGATCATTGTTTAAATAGCACGCAAATTAAACTACCTGTTCAATTTTCAAGTATTGCGGAAGAGTCTGAGTGGTTAAAGTTTCCCTCAACTTTAGCCTTGTTACGCAAGGCTAGTAATAAGCGTGAGCTTATTCATGGAATAATGATAAACAGAGGTTCAAATTTTACACGCAGTTTATTTGCTCTTAGAAAACACAAAAGGGCTCAGGGTCGTGACGTAGTGAATTTTAACAATGTATCCATCGTTAAAAAGTATCGTCAAATGCCATTAACGCCGGATAATTTTAAATATGATCGGTGCATAGGCGTTGAAATTGAGTGTGGAGTGGGCGGTAGTTTAGGCGATAAATTGCCATTGTGGGCTAGGGAAAAAGGCGATGGAAGTATTCAATTACCTAATGCCATTGAATTTAACTTACTCGTTAAGCGTAGTGAGTTAGAAATGCGTTTGAGTCGCTTCACTAATCTTATTAAGAACACGCATAAAGTAAACCGATCTTGCGGTCTCCATGTACATTTAGACGTGAGAGGCAGGGCTGAAGATGACGTTTACAAATTAGCTAAAAAATTAAATGCGTGGTTATACGCTCTTAGGGAATTCGTGCCCGAATCTCGCAGGGGAGTGAACGGCGAAAATAACTTTTGTAAATTTGGAGTGACCAAAAATCCGAATGATCGTTATCACGCCGTCAACTTTGCTTCGTTTCGCCGTTATCGCTCTTTGGAGATTCGCCTACATTCTGGAACGACTGATTATACTAAGATAATATCGTGGATTCGTTTGCTTGAAACCTTAATGGTTATTAAAGCTCCTACAAAAAACGTAGAGGGTATAAACGCTCTCGCACTCGTTCCGCTCTGTGAATACGAAAAGTCTTATTGGCTCAAACGTCACCAAGAGTTGAACCCTCGCTTATATACGTCCACCACGCCCGCAACCGAAAATGAATCTACTAACGACTAAATAATATGTGTAAAATAGCTATTCTCACTCACCATAACCCGAAGCAACTTTCGGAAATTATTCAAGCTCTCTGGACTGATTTCTCTATAAGCGAAAAAGACGGATTCGGGGCAACTTGGATAAGTACAAGCGGTAAGCTAGTGTATTTGAAATCTTCAACTCCTAGCGTGGTGGGCAATTCATTACCTAAATTCGTTGAGGGTTTTTATACGCTTTCGGATAAACTGGAAAGCAACGGCGGAAGTTTACTTGTTCACGCTCGCACGGCAACCTGTGACGTGAGTTTAGAAAATTGTCACCCGATGCTTTCAGGCACGTCTGCGTTGATTCACAACGGTGTGGTGTCCTCAAAGTATTATAAAAATTCAAAGCGTACTTCGTGCGACTCTGAGCTAATACTCAACGCATGGAAACATGGCGTTAAGCAGGGCAACTCCCTCGACAATATAGCAGACTGTATTCAAGGATACTATGCTTTCGGGATTTTATCCGCAACTAAGCAGGGAGAAATTTTAGACGTGGTCAGAGATTCCAGAGCGTCTCTATATTGCGGTCAGACTGAGCTAGGGTATTGTTTTTCTACTACTCGTGAAGGTGTTCGCATTTCTGGCGGTAATTTTCTCGGGGAATTTAGTAAAAATACTCATGCTCAGTTTATTGACGGCAACTTAATTAAGACGCAGAAATTCACGCCGTATATTGCATCTGTTAAGGACTACGGGTTTGAACGTCAAGCTAGCAGGGCGTTTGCAGACTATAAACCTTACAGTTATGAACGTGGCTTATTGCCCGAAGAAACAGACGAGGATCTATATACAGACGCTAAATTACAAGGTCTCTAAATAATTTTAGAGCCTTAAAAAACCTTTACCTTAACCGGTAAGGGTTTTTTCAGTCTCTTAATTTTTAAGCGGTAATAAATGAACACGAAAGCTATTAAACACGTTCAATACAAAAAACAGTCAGACGGATTCGCCGTCTGGATTCCTACACGTTCGGGCAATTACTTAAAAACTTTTTCCGACTATGACTTAGCGGTTTTATTTGTAATAAAATTCGGGGGCGGTCTTAAAATAATAAAAAACACTTATGAATACTTTTAAAAAAATAAGGGACTCCCCCGAAAATCTTAAGTTTATTTAGTTATCATCAAACCCGCTTGCGTCATATAGTCGCAAATGCGTTTCGGTAATGAGTGCGTTCAATACGGATTCCGTATATATTACGTTCAATACGGATTCGGTATAGAACACGTTCACCTATTAACTCGTTTTTTGATTTTTTTAATTTTATAAATAAAAATACTTTAATTTTAATTTCCCCGATTTTTTTCGGGATTTTTTCAACCACAAATAAATACTACAATGCCAAACTGCAAAAATACAGAATCGTTAAACACTAATAACAATAACAATACTAATCCTATTAGGGTAGATTCCTTTGACTGGGAAAATATTATAGAATGGATCGTTTTAGGAGCTATTGATGCTCATAAGTTTCATGGGAAAGGATCATTCCACGGCAAGGAATCTGTCGAGGAATGTATAGAAGATACAATAGAAGCATTAAAAGATAATGCTTTATCTCATTATGAAGAAATTAAATCCCAAGAGGGTAAATAACCTAGCGTTGGGTTATATATACAACAGTAACAATTAAATAAAAAGGATAACAACAATGGGCATGGACTTAAAACCAATTAACCCTTCACCAGATGCACCTCAAGATGAATATGGTATTGTCTGGGGAAGATACAACTGGAGCGGTTGGAGTGAACTAATAAATTACTTAGACAAATGGGAAATAGATACGTCTCAACTCTGTCATTACAATGATGGAAAAATAATATCAGAAGATAAATGTATAGAAATAGCTGATGCTATTGAAAACAACCTTAATAAAATTAAACCAGATGAACGAGATTGGTATAAAGCCGATATCGTGCTTTGGAGAACTTGCGGTGGATACGAACAATGGTAATAACAAAAATAAAAACTCAAATGAAAACAAATACAGAAACAAACACAGACACAGAAACTAAAAAGAAAACATACTGCATTGAATATTCAGAAACTGTAACTTATAAGGAATTTATAGAAGCTGAAGATGAAGATGAAGCTAATGAAAAATTCTTTGAAGATTTCAATTATGAGCCATTAGAAACAAGCTCTAATTATTTAGATATTACTGAAGTAAATGATGAGGAAGGCGAAGACAATGAGTGAATACACAGTCATTAACCACTACACGCTTAAGGTAATGCATTTTGTTGAAGCAGAGTCGCAGGAACAAGCCGAGGAAATAGCTAGAGATAAAGAAACCAATATGTCCGACCATGACATATTGGAAATGGGCTTGGACTACTGCAAAACAGAAAGCTACAAGCGTTAAGTAGTTTCTATATTAGGACATTCATCGCTAGGTCTATGCCTAGCGATTGATGTTTTTACGAACTTAGTAAAATCGTTTTGCCTGACACACTCGTCTAGGTTTTGGGCAATCGTTTTATTGGGGCGTACATGCTCGGGCAAATTTTTGCCTTTTGTCATTTCGTCCCAATGATGCACGGCTTTTTTGCCACCCAAAGCCTTCATGCCAGCTTCGGTATGTGCCCACTTTTTTTGTGCTTCAGAAACGTATGGCATTAAGAACCTTTTGGCCTGCCACCCTGTGCACCATTTACTTGTGATGCATGGGTTTTTTTTGCTGATGTGCTACTGCCTAAAATTCTAGCAGCTTCAGATTTACCTGTAATCTCACCAGCACTAGCCATACGAGCTACGTTCTGGGCGTGTACTGAGCTTTTGGGGGCACAGTTATCGTAGGGGAGATTGCCGTGCTGAGGGTAGGTTGGTTGACGACCTGTGGTATCGGTTGTTGTATCCATGTGTTATTATAACCTAGCGTTGGGTTAGAAGAGATTGAGGTTGCCCCCTTGACGTAAACTGGGCTTTGGACTTTGAAGTTTATCATGTTGTGGAATATCGTCCTGTAGTACTTGTTTCGATGCGGTTGTATAGGTTGCTTTATTACCTTCCGCATGCATGCGAGCTACGTTCTGGGCATGAGGGCTATTGTTACGAATAGGTTGATTGCCCATATGGGGTATAGACCCATTAGTCTTAACTTGATCCCATTGTGGGATTGATATAGAGAAAGGAAGTAGCACACCCCTAAATTTAACCTATTATACCCACAATCAAGCCAAATTATATATGAATCTGGAAGATGTAAGACAGGGGCAATTTGTCAAATTCGAGGGAGAACCCTATGTCGTTGTGCTTATTGTAGATAATAAATACATAGCTTTATCCAAAGTGACAGGCGGTTTGGTTGTGCCACCTGATATTATAGAAGAATACTTTTTTGACCACGAAACACGAATAACCAAAGTTAAAAATGAAAAATAAAAAAACTACAAAGAAAAAGCTAATAAAAGATGAAAAGCAGAATTGTTTAAAACTGCTTAAATATGCTAATGATGATGTTAAATATCTTTTAGAAAGATTAAATGATATAAAGGAATCACAATGTGAATTACAAATTAAATTAAATAAGGCTGAAACAAATCGTGATAAAGCCAATGTCGAATGTGAGATTTGCAATGAACAACTTATCGTTTTAATGGATTTGTTAGATAAGTTAGACGCAAGTAAGTTGTTTAGATTGTTATTTAAATCACAGGCTAAAAATTATCGTGCATTTCTAATGCAGAAATTCCCTGTCGAAACTCATTACGAAACCACATCAGACACCGTTACATACAGTCAGGACAAAATCGGCTAATCAGGTTTTAAATATATTGATTTTTTATTTAACCCGATTAGACTGATCGGGTTATTTTTAAAGTCTAATTGTTTTTTATATGTGTTAAACCGACTGTCTTAACCGATAGTCGGTTTTTCGTTTCCAATAGGCTCGAAACAGGTACACCTCACCCCCTATACAGGGAATGAGTAGGTTTTATGATTCCAATAAGGACATCACAGTTTACAACAATACTACTAGCTTACTTGGCATTATCTATTCAATAAGTCCGAGCCAAGTGTTTCAAAAGGTTACTCAAATATAGACACAGTGCCTAACAATATATACCCTATTACAGGATCTCCCTGTACATCATGCTTGGTCGGAAAAGTAGTATCTCACTAGAGCTAGGCTCTAATAGGATTTAAAGCAATATGGTTTGTGGTCAATATTGCTACCAAAATCTTTCACCTTCACTCACTAGGGTTTCTAGCTTCAAGAGTGCGGTTGCGAAAGTTTATATGTAGTAGCCAAACTTACAAAGCTAGAAACTGTATTGCCGAAAGTATATCGCCATCGTAACGATATAATCTCGTTGTAGTCCTTTAACGGGTCTTGTCAAGCAGGCACTAAAAAACCCCACGCTAGTGAGGTTGTTTAGACGATGTACGAATACAATATAGTTCTAGCTATATAAACCGCACAAACACCACTCTATGCAACTTATGCATATAATCAACAACTTTCCGCAACTGTCCGCTACTGTACGCAACTGTCCACTATTTTTAACCGCCATGTTGTGATTTAGATCATGGAGATAAATTTATCGTTAGTGAAATTGCATTTTTGCTAGAGAAGTTGCTCGCATAGTTTATAAATTAGCTGATGCTATGTTAGAAGCTAGAGCTAGATGAATAATTTAGGCGCAGATAGTTTAATGCTAGAACATTTTCTACTCCAAGAAAGTAGT